GAAAGTCCCATGAATTAACATGAGACTTTTGCAACAGTTGATAATATTGATACGGTTTCAGAGGTTTTCAAAAGGTTTCATTAAAAATTAAAACCCTAACCGTGGAAGTGAAACTATCGAAAACCATTTATATTACAATAAATCGCTTTTTCCTAAATTGCATTTGCTACAAAGTGTTTGAAGATTTTGAAGTGTTGTTTCGCCACCTTTTGCCCAAGGGATAATGTGGTCGACATGCAAAACAACTGAAGGATCTTTGGCTGGGGATGCCCCACAGGCACAACACTTGAAATGATCGCGTTGCATTACTATAAAGCGCATCCTCAAATTAACATCTCGCTTTGTTTTATGGTCAGTTTCGATATGATTATCAAGACCATGTGGTATGATGTCACTATTGATATATACAATAAACGCTTTTAACGCGTTAGACCATTTACCGAAATTTCTAATATAGCACCCACTGGATATATTAGAAATTACCGTATTGTCCATATCTCTTCTTGTTGGCTGTCTACCAAGTTTTATCCATACTGTTTCAATGTTTTCGAACATCTCATATTCTGAATAAAATTTGTTTTTATAGTCAAGATTTGCTAAATAAAGTGCCTGATTCCATGTGCCAAATCTTCTTGATATTGTTGTACTGCTAAATTTACCGTTTTCATCGTACGCTCGCATTGACAATGATTGTAGTTCTAATCGTTTTGCCGTTTTTCTTAAATCGGTAATTAACTCATCATCACTTACGATTTTATGATATTCTATATATTCAAATTTCATATAAAAAACCTCTGGTTAAAACTTGATATAATTATTATGCCACAAGATTATGAATTTTTCAACCTATCAAACAGAGAACACTATGCATAATAAAGCTCTTTTTCAAACTATCAACCGCGCTCATTATATTAATGAAACTATTCTACGAAAAAGTTTCAATGCAGTATTTTATATGATGCCAAATTTCTGTTATGACATCTCCGACACAGCATGTAAATCCTACAACGAAACTATTTAGAGTAGCAATCGTCCGTTTGCAGTCTATTCTTTTGGACATAAAGAAAAAGGTGATAGTTTCAGATACTTCCGTATCAAAACTATCAACCTTATTTGGTGCAGGTAACAGGGGTCGAACCTGCATGAGGTTTTATAAATGCTCTTTGATTCTTTTGGATTCATGTTATTTTCTCTCTTTTTCTTCCTCTCCTGCATTTTCGTGTTGCATTTCGTGTTGCACCGTCTCAAAATAGCGGTTTATTTGTTCCGTAACTTCTTCGTTTTTGTCGTCCATCAAGTGCTGGTATACATTTTTGAGCATATTAGGCGTTGCGTGTCCCATGCGCTGCATTGCATATTTATCCGGCACACCGAGTGACAACATCAAACTCGCGTAATAGTGGCGGAGGTCATGGAAACGTATATCAAGACGAAGGCGGTCGCATAGCGTAGCGAAAGTGTTTGATATTCGTGCGGGATTTTTGATTTTATATCCGCTGTCCCGCGCCGCTTTTAATTTCTCTATTACCCATTCGGGGCAGTCTATTTCGCGGGTGCTGCTGGTGGTCTTCGGCTGCTTTGTCACCCACTCGTTATTTTCATTTTGCGATACCGCTTTTGTTATTTTTATTTTGCACTTGTTATAATCGATATCTTTGCTCAAATCGAGGGCGCATATTTCGCCGCGCCGCATTCCGCAGGTCGCGGCAAGCAAAACGGGAATTTCGAGAGGTTTTCCCTCTACGGCTTTCAATAGGATTTGCAGCTCGCTGTTTGTTGGGATGTGCATTTCTTTCTTCTGTCGTTGCGGGAGTTTGATGTTGTAGTGTATCTCCGGCACTGCCGCGCGTATTGCTGCGTAAAATAAGCCGTATATGTTCGCTATGGTTTTCGGCGCAAGGGTCCGCGCTTCCCTGTTTATTTCTGACTGGATTTGACTTTCGGTCAGTTTTTTTATTTTTATCTTTTTTATCGTTTTCAAATGATTTCGCAGGTATCCGCGAGATTCGCGCACGGTCTTGGGAGACATTATTTCGTCGCGGTCTGAAATATACTTTTCAATCGCTTCTTCCACTGTCATTTCTTCCGGTGTTCGGTCGTGGGATATGCCGCGCTCCAGTTCATACTTCCGCCGAGCGGCTAACAAATTCGCTTCTGATTCCGTCGGGGCGGTAATAGATTCATACTGCCGTTTTCCGTTCTCATCCACTCCCACGTATAGCAGGACGCGCCAATTGCCGGAGGGGAGCTTTTTTGCCTTTGCCATTTCATTTTATCTCCTATTTCAAAAAGCCGGATTTTGCTCCGGCTCTTTTTATTCTTTTGCGAGATGCACTGTCTTGGTTACTCCCATAGCGGTTACATCAAACGTAATTTCGCCGTCTGAATTGTAAGTGAAGTCTTTCGTGTCGTCGCCGGACGCGAGAAGTGCTGAATCTGTTTTATCATGGTCGTTGACACTGCTCCACGTATATGTTCCGGCTTCAGTCGGCGCGACGTATGTACCCGACCAGTAGAGGGCGCGTGTCTCGTCCTCGTCAGCTGACCAGTATACCTCTATTGTGTCGGAGGTAATTTCGGCAGACATTTTCGCATCGGAATCCGTGTTTGTTTCAATCCAACTGCCCGTCAAATCGGGAACAGTACCTTTTTCTTCGCCTTTGCCGGAGCACGCTGTTAGCGCGCATCCGCATAGAGCGAGAGCGATTATTGCTGCTATTGCTTTTTTCATTTTTTATAGTCCTCCCTGTTGTGTGTATGTGTATAACGACACGCTGTCGTTGTTGGGTACAATCTGAGCTTGAGCCGAGTATCTTATAAACCCTCTATCAAGATGGGTATAGTCCCATATCAGCCATAAAATTAACAGAACCATCAATGCCGCGACCGCTATCGATAATCGGTTGAGCCATTTTTCTTTATTCTTTATCCTTGCTTCGGTTGAGAAAATGACGTAATTCACAAAACGGTCATCATGCGGCTTGGCTTCTGCTTGTTTTGTGCTATCGGATTTTTCGGCAGTCTCTTCGATAACTGTTATTGTATCTAACGACACGCCGAGGGCGTGAGAAATCGGTGAAATAGTATCATATGTCGGGGAGCGGTTTGTGCCGTTGAAAACCTTAGTAACGGTTGATTCCGGCACACCCGATATTTCGGCAATCACCGCATTCGTATATCCGAGTTCTTCTTTGCGTTCTACAAGTTTTTGCACCAAATTTTCGCTTGATAAGTCCGTAGTTCCCATTACACACTCCTTTTTGCGTGTGCGGCGTTCGAATCGCCGTATCATGCTGCTTAAATAGTCGTATTCGGCTGCGGATTAGCCTTGTTCGGGTATTGCGGCTCTCCTTTAGCCGTTGTATAGTTAAGTTACAAGGTGCACAGCCTTATATCACGTAGCTGCTCACCGCTGCGTTCACTCCGCTGTTGGGACAATCGGCAGCGGAGAAAAAACTGCGCATCGCGTAACCACGCTTACATTATATCATAGTAAAAAGCAAAAAGCAACAGATATGGCAAAATTTGTATGGGGAATTTTGGTACAATTTTCGACATGTTTGGGAAGTCATTTGTCAAGATAGAGTTTGAGCATGTCAAACGCTTTCTTCTGCTCATCGCCGGAGAGGGACAGCAAACGTTGTAAAAGTTCCTGCTGGTCTTCAGATAACTCGGCTTTCGGAGGTTTCGGTTCGATTGGCGATGGGTCGTCGGTATGTCCAGTTAGATAATCCGTTGTAGTACCAAGCATTTCAGCTATTTTTTTTAGGCGTTCGCACGTCATTTTGTCTTTGCCGTTTTTGATATTACTCAGATACGTTTCGGACAAACCGAGCTGGGCGCAAACGTGTTTTTGCTTCATCCCTTTGTCTTTAATCAAAGTTTTTATGCGGTCGATATCGGAATCAACATAAGTGGGCATTGTATACAATAACCTCCTTGGAATTTGTGCAAATAGTAGAATTTAGGAAATCTTAAGAAAAGGTATTGCAATCTTAGGAAAACTTAGGTATAATATAGTCAAGCAAGTAACCACGGTTACATTATAACAAATATAAAAAGAAAATTCAAGAGGGGAACAGAAAATGGAACGCACAATAGTTATCAAAGATAGAATGGATGAAAGCTACATTATTGGCAAGGTTTACACTAACCACAGCATGAGCAATGACGAGCTACTTGAATACGCCGGACTTACACTTAACGATGAAGGTATATGGACAAACGGCGACGGCGAATGGACAAGCGAAGACGTAATCACGGAATACGAGGACTAAGGAGAACGAAAATGAATAGAAGCTGGAAAACAACAAAACTTGCAATACTTGAAAGGGAGTACGGCAAGGAAGCAGCGGCATGGGACAAAATAGAGCCTGCGGTTGAAGATGATAGACGCGTTTACATAAATATGTACAACCTGCTTGTTGAGGCTGTTAAAAGCCTTGAGGATGAGCCGCACGTGGTGGTGAGAGTTGCTATGAACCACTACATTGAGGACGCCGGAAAAACAATGGACATAATCAAAAAATGCTTTTAATGCAGAGTGACCCGCTCCGGCGGGGTAATGCACGCGGCGAAAGTCGTACGGTCACAAGTCCGAACGAAGTGCATATAAGGAGATAAAAATGGCTGATTTTATGAGACTGCTTATCAGCTCGGAGGCTGACAAGGATTTGCTGTGCGAATGCATAATCGCGGTGCTGCTGATATACGTCGGCGGGATGCTGCTGATTATGTTCGGCAAACGAATCTGGGAAATGCGCGAAGCCGAGCTTGAGTTAAAACGGATCAAGGAAAGAGAGAGGAGCAATAATGGATTTTAAAGCGATTGGGAAGCGCATTTTTGCGCTCCGTAAAGAAGCAGGAATCACGCAGCGTGAGCTTGCGGAAGCCGCCGGGGTATCTCGTGAGTTTATCACGGTGCTTGAAGCGGGATACAAAATTCCGCCGCTTGCAACGCTGTGCGGGATTGCGGAAAAGCTTAATGTTACCATAGATTATCTTATCTACGGCGACAAGGCAAATACAAAGGCATAAACAAATACGTTTACGAAAGGAGATGACAGTGTGTTTTATAACACATTTATGAAGCTGTGCGAAATGCATGGCAAGTCGGCGAGGGAGGTGCTGAGCGGAAGCGGTTTATCGAAATACGCTTATCACCGTTGGAAGAACGGCACACCTACGTTGGAAACAAGAATTAAGCTTGCGGACTACTTTGGCGTGACGGTTGAGGAACTTGAATCTTACGAAAAGGAAGAAGCTGTTCCGGCTGTCGAAAAGGAAGAAACCGTGCAGGACAATAAGAGCGGAAATGAAGTTGAGGTTTTTACTCATAAGGACTTTGGACAAATCCGCACAATACAAATTGACGGAGAACCGTGGTTTATTGCAACTGATATTTGCAGAGCTTTAGACTTAGGACAAACTACAAATGCAATACGCAGACTTGACAGAGATGAGGTAGCACGTGTAGGAGACCTTAATTTAAATAAGGGTGCTGTAGGCGAAATAAACGCAGTCAGCGAAGCCGGAATGTATGCCCTTGTGCTTAGCTCCCGCAAGCCCGAAGCAAAAGCGTTTAAACGCTGGGTAACGCATGAGGTTATTCCCTCTATCCGCAAGCACGGCGCGTATCTCACGCCGCAGAAAATCGAGGACGCGCTCCTGAATCCCGATGTGATTATCAATCTTGCACTCCAGCTCAAAGCGGAGAAACAAAAGAACGCCGAGCTTACGGCAAAAGCCGCTTATTATGACGCGGTGGCTGGTGCTTCCGGCAGTACGAACTTCCGCGATACGGCAAAAATGCTGGGAATTAGCGAGAAGAAATTTATCGAAACCGTACTCGGCAAGAAATACTGTTATAGGGCGGTCGACAAAAAAATCGTGCCGTACTCACAGTATATGGTGGCAGGATGGTTTGAGGTACGCGAGGTTTACTACGGCTCGCCGGAAGACCCACATTGCACGATACAGACGCGGATAACACCTTACGGAAGGCAGAACATCTACATACGCTTTAAGCGGGAAGGCATTTTATGACAACAAACAAAGGTAAAAAGAAACCGAAAGCCGAGGAATTATTCCCCGAAGCCTTTGTTGTCCGAGACAACATCGCGTTGCTTTGCCGAGTTTACGGTATTACGGACGAGGAACTTGCAACGGCTATAGGCACATCGAGGGAAACACTCAGGCGGCGAAAGAAAGAGCCGTGGAAGTACACGGAGTACGAAAAGAAAATAATTGCTAATGCGCTCCACACAAGCGTGAGTGAACTATACAACGACATGAAAGCACAGATACTCAGCTCAACAGGAGGTTGATATGCCAAAAGACGGAGAAAGCAGATGGAGCGACCTTGATGACACGATATACCGCATCATAACGGGCAATATACACGCTGAATCGTGCGCTCCGATATCCGAAAAGAAGATACGAAAGAACCGCTACAAACCAATTGAATCAGCCGAAGCGGCGGCTATATGCCTGACCTGCACCGAGCCGACGTGCAGGGGCAGTGAAATATGTTTTGAACGGCGAAAAAAAGAATTAAAGGAAAAGGGAGAAATAAAATGAATGCAGCAATCACACCTAAAAACACAGAATTAGTAGAATTCACCGACACGCACGGTGGAAAAGTTGAACTTTCGCCGGACATAGTCAAGAGATTTATCACGGGCGACAACGGAACGGTTACGGAGGGCGAATACAAGCTCTTCGTCGAGCTGTGCAAGGCTCGCCAGCTGAATCCGTTTTTGAAAGAAGCGTACTGCATTAAATACGGAACTCAACCTGCGCAGATACTTGTATCTAAGGACGTATACGTACAAAGGGCTGACAGCTTCGCGGATTACGACGGCAAGGCGAGCGGCGTAATTATCGCGGATAAGCGCACGGGAAGCACGATAGAACGCGAAGGGTGCTTTTACAATCCGAAGTCAGAAGAGCTGCTCGGCGCATGGTGCAGGGTATTCCGCAAGGGGCGCAACCACCCTGATTATATGTCGGTCGCTCTCACCGAGGTTGAACAGCGGAAGAAAACGGGGGAGCTGAACTCCAACTGGGCGAAGCAACCCGCGACCATGTGCGAGAAGGTGGCGGTAGTTAGAGCACTCCGAGCCGCTTTCCCCTCGCAGTTTAGTCAAATGTATATTGCGGACGAAATGCCGGATATATCTCCCGCAGCACCCGCAGAAACGTCCACAAACGTGCAGGGCGGCGATAGCGGAAATGTGATAAATCCTGCATACACGGACTTAACTCCCGCCACAGAAAGCGAGGACAGCGCACAGCAATATGTATGCTGTGACTGCGGTAAACCTTTTGAGCCTTGGGAACGCGCTAACGGCGAACACTGGACTGCTCAGCAGGTATATGAGCTTGCCGCGAGCAAAAACGCGGACGGAAAGGCTCGCTGCACACCCTGCGGAAACGCGTATAGGGAGAATCTTATAAAACAAATGGCGGCGGAAGAAAGCGCGACTTATGCGGCTTACGCTAAGGACTGATAAGGAGAACAAAAAATGGCTAATTTATACGAAATATCTCAGGAAATGCTCGCTTGCATAGACGCGGAGACGGGAGAAATTATAGACGTTGAAAAACTCAGCACGCTTGCAATGGAGCGCGACACAAAAATTGAGAACATCGCGCTCTGGATAAAGAACCTTACGGCGGATATGGAGGCTTACAAGCGCGAAAAAGACGCTTTTGCGGAGCGGGAGAAAGCCGCGAAAAACAAGGCGGAATCGCTGAAACGGTATCTTACGGAGTTTTTGGACGGTCAGAAATACTCAACCGAGCGCGTCGCGATATCGTTTAGAAACTCAAAAACGGTTGCAATCGCGGAGAATGCCAAGCTGCCGGACGCTTACATTCGCAGAAAGGTAACGGAAGAGCCGGACAAAACCGCTATTGCGGCGGCTCTCAAAGCCGGAGAGGTGATAGAGGGCTGCGAACTTGTGCCGAATCGCTCCATACAGATTAAGTGAGGTAGTCGTTATGGCTATATATCGAACGGTATCGCCGAGCTTTTGGACAGATACAAAAGTCGTTGATATGTTTACGCCGGAAGACAAGTATTTTATGCTATATCTGCTGACCAATCCGCACACAACATTATTAGGGTGCTACGAAATCAGCATTAAGCAAATCTCAGACGAAACGGGATATACTCGCGATACGATTTATAGCTTGATATCTCGATTTGCGGAACGATATGCAATACTCGAATACTCTGAACGTGATAAGGAAATCCTCGTCAAGAATTGGAGCAAGTATAACTGGACACGCTCTCCGAAAGCAAAGGTAGCAATCGAAAAGGCTATACCTCGTGTGAAGTGTGAAAGGTTTAAAACGTTTCTCTGGGACGCTCTTGCGAAAAAATTTGAAATCCAAAGTCCTATAACAGATAACAGGAAACAGGCTACAGGTAACAGGGAGCAGGTAACAGATGTATGCATAGGGTATAGATACCCTATAGATACGGTATCGAATAAGCAAGATGTACAAGACTCACCCTCTCAAATGTACGGAGAGTACAAAAACGTCGTTTTAACTTTGTTAGAACTCGCGGAGTTACAAAAGGCTTATCCGCAGGACTGGGAGAATAAAATCAATCGTCTTAGCACGTATCTCAAACAAACTGGCAAAAAATACGATAATCATTATGCCGTATTAATGGCATGGGCAAAAGAAGACGCGGAGAAACATCCCGCAACTGATTCCTCTTTTGAAACTGACGAATTTTTTGAAACAGCATTATTAAATTCGTATGGAAACATCGCGATTGATAAGTAAAAACATATAAAAGAGAAAAACAAAATGGAATTTATCGAAAAGGCACTCAAAGTCAAACTTACATTTACCGAGGAAGTCCTCGGACTTTCCCCTGCGAGCAAGGAGGTTTACCGTGATTATATCGCGAGCAAGGCTCCCGACGCTCCGACTGTAGCTGATGAGATTGAAGCCGTCGGCGTTGACGAAACGGCTGATGGCAAAATGACGGTATTTCCTCGGCAGGACGGCAAGGTTGGATTTTGGGATTATCAAATAAAGGAATGTTTAAGGATTCCTGCGGTGGTCTGGCGAGAGTAAAAACCACCGAGAGCGCAAAACTGAAAGCATACAAGAAAATTATCGACAAACTTATATTTATCGAAGAACGGTTTATGCCGCTCGGATTTGATGGCGAAACGGGAGTTTGTGAGAGACCGCTCAGAGCGTCAACGGCACAGGGCGAAAGGGTTGCGCTTGCTGCGTCGGAAACGGTGCCTGCCGGAACGACGCTGGAATTTACTGTGCTTCTGCTCGATGAGAAGTTAGAACCCGCAGTAAGGGAATGGCTTGATTATGGCAGACTTGCGGGAATGGGACAGTGGCGAAGCTCCGGCAAGGGACGCTACACGTGGCAGGAAATAAAGTAAACCGAAACGGAATAGCACAGACAGGAAAAGGTCGGAAATGGAACGAAGCGGAAGTGCGGCGAAGGGACGAGAATGGAAGCGGAATCGAATAGACCCGACATGTAATGGAATCGCAGCTAATATCGCAGAAAAGCAACGGAAGAGAAGAGCGAGGCAAAGCAGAGCAACGGAACAGATAAGCTACGACACGATTAGCAACGGAAAAGCCTGGACTCGCACCGCGCCGAAAAGGAATCGAATGGACAGGCGGCGAAAGGCACAGCAACGGAAACGTATTGATATGATAGGCATAGAGCAGGACCGCGACGGAAAAGAAAAGCGGCGCAGCGAACGGCAACGGAATGGCACCGAATCGCTACGACAGGACCCGAAACGGAATCGAAACGCTTAGACTGGCGGCGAAACGGAAAAGCAAAAATACCGCGCCGGACGGAATCCGGCAGAAAGGAAGATAATATGGCAAAGTTTAAAGTTGGGGATAAGGTTGAGGTAATAAGCACAAAATATTACACCGCAGCCAGCATTGGTGATAAAGGTACGGTGGTGAAAGTAGATTTTCGCGTTGGCGATGACTCAAATTATGCCGTGCGAATGGATAGAAAAAATTTACGTTACCATACTTGCAACGGACTTGTCCCTTGGGGGTACGGACAAAATTTGTGGGGCGAGTGTTTAAAGCTCGTCGAAGAGAAACCAACCCGTGAATTTAAGTTGATTATCACATCATCCGGCGACACCACCACGGCAAAGCTGATACACGGCAAGGACGTAGCGAAAGAAGCAACCGTGACAAGATACAGCAAAGACGAATACAGCGAGAAAGCCGCCGTGAGGACTGCGAAAAATACTGCGAATGGCTTAACAATAAGGAGAAAAACAATGAATAACTTTATCGAACTGCACAGACACGACGGCGTACTCGTGCTGATTAACACGCGGCATATATCGGCAGTGACACCGAGTGAGCGAACTACTACAATTTTTTTAGATATAACAGAAGACTCTTATGTCTCCGTCACCGAATCCTACGAAGAAGTAAAGCAGCTGCTCGCAACGGTCGAGTATGTGTACAAGGAGGAAGAATGAAGAAATACAGAGTGTGGGGTAGTTGCATAGTAGCTTGCAGTATGGTCGTCGAAGCGGAAAATGAAGAAACAGCAATCGAAATCGCAAACGACGAATTCGGAGGTTTAACAAACTATGCAGGAATGGGTAGTTGTGATTGTCTTGTTGGAGTTTTTACAAGCGATGACGAGAGATGTGTTTTCCCTGACAGCGACCCAGAATTTGATGACTGCGAAGAGATACGTCCAAAGGGGGAAGAAGAATGACTGATTGGATTAGCGTAAAAGACAGACTGCCCGAAGTGGAAAGGTATCTGAGATGACCTATAAACGCTATTGGGAACGCAACGGAACTCGTCGACCATTTCCTCCGTTGTATGAAGCTATGAAAGCATACGGAGACGTAATGTACAAAGTGCCGGAGTACGTCAATCCGAAACACTGTAAATGGTGCGGACAACCTCTGAGCGGCAGACGGACAAGTTTCTGCTCAAACGAATGCAGTAAAAAGTTTAATAATATGACTGTTTGGAATAGAGGACGTAACGCTTACTCACTAAGAATTCTGTACCGCGATAACTTCACTTGTCAGGACTGCGGCGAGTTTCACGCTTTCAAAAACGAGTTCGGAATTTTCGTTCCAATAGACGACGGAAAATTAAACGTACATCATATAGTGCCTGTAACAGAAGGCGGCGGCGATGAACCAACAAATCTTGTCACGCTCTGCGTAAACTGCCACCTCCGAAGGCACGGAAAGGAGAAACATGACTGAATTTATAAACGGAGTTGAGTATCTATATACCATTCCGGCAGAAGAACCTACAAGCTACTGGATTTTGGTTGCGATTTTCTTTATTGTTTTTGCATTTTTTGGTATCATGCTTCTCGTTTATTCATTCTGGGGCGGCTTTGAGGATATAGTCGCGTCATCAGTGATGGCGGCAATAGTTACACTGATATCCTTCTTCGCTATAAAAAACCACAACGCCAACGAGCTAAACCCCGAGCGATACGCTGTGAACATATCAGATGAAGTCAGTATGAACGAATTTACTGACAACTACACCATAGTTGAGTAAAAAAGGAAACGTATAAATAATCGAGGTAAAAGGCAATGAGCATGACTGAATACGAAAGATTACAAGAGCTGCTGTACAGACTGCGCGAGATAATGCCGGAGATAGGCGAGAATCCCGTTGCCGACGAGATGTACAACATGGTGTTTGAGCACGCCGAGAACACCGACGAAGACGTTGTAGAAGTAGTGAGGTGCAAAGACTGTATTCATCACAGACAGCTTGACCGCACAGATAGCTACGAGGACAGCTTCATCGAGGGCTGTCTTTGGTGCATGCTGGGACGCGGAGACGGCGTTATGCCGGAACAGTTCTGCGACGACGGCAAAAGAAGAGAAAGCGAGGATGAAGAATGACAAGAGATGAACAGGCGCAAAGTCAAGCAAAGTTTGTGAGAGAACTTGCAGACCGCTTGCAAAAGACCGTAGAAGCAAGAGCGGGTACGATATCAGGCGTACAAGGCATGAGCGGATATACCCAGATACAGTCCGACATAAAGCGGCTCAGGCGTGAGCTGATGGAGCTGTCGAACATGATAGGCTGTCAGTATGGGAGGTAAGGTATGACAAAGAAAAGATTCATTAAACTGCTGATGGGGAAATTCCGCTATCCCCGAAATAAGGCGAGAGCATACGCCGATGATATTGTAAGATGGCGTGAAAAAGCAAACTTTAACAACGCCATATGGAAAAGCGAGGGAGACTTGACGCGGGAAATGCCGCCGACATATTCAGGATATTTCGCTTACATTCAGATAAACGAGCTGGCGAAAAGTCTTGCCGCAAACAACGGAGGAAACAAATGGAACAGTATAACGAAATTCTAAAGCTGAAAACAATGCTCGAAGAAGCGGGAATTGTGTTCGACTTCTACCCGCGAAAGGTAATAAGCGACGATTGTGACGGCTATAAGATATGTTACCCCGCCGCCGCAGGAAGAGTGTGCAGTGTAATCGAGGGAGCATTAACCCGCGGAGGAGTGTGCGACAGACTGGAAATCATGGGACTGCTGACGAAGGAAGAACGCAAAGACGGCATCGTAAAAGGATGGCTGACAGCGGAGGATGTGTTCGAGAGAATTAAGAAACATTGGGAGGGAAACTATGGAAAGCGGAATTGAAGGTTGGATGAGTGTTAAAGAAATGATGCCCGACCCCGAGGAAAGAGTGCTCTTGTGTACAGTTAGCACCGTGCGCGGAAAAAAGTATGAGCATATCACGATTGGTATATATGAGAACGGCAAAATCAACGAATATGATAGTAAATACTGCTGGGATGATAATGGCACGGATTGGTACGACAACGAAGATGTAGCAGTGGATAGCGAAAAAGACGGATTTATCGTGCCGAAAGGATGGTGGGAAGTCGGCGTGTATAGTGAGGTAATCAGCGGAATTGACGACGAGGTCATTGCGTGGATGCCGTTGCCCGAGGTTTACGAAGAGATAAATTTCGTATACGACCAAAGCAAGTCATTTGTGTTTCCGCCGTTTGCACAGTGCTGCTGTTGTGGAGAGCCGGAGGAAGAAAAGGAGAAAAGCCATGGACGCGGTTGAATTTTTGAAAGCAAAAGTACGAATGTGTGAAAACACTCATTGCGAAGCCTGCGGGTTACACAGTGGGAATATTTACTGCGTCACCTATTGCTTCGATTATCCCGATGAAGCTGTTGCCGCTGTGGAGAAATGGGCTGCGGAACACCCTGTTAAGACGAGACAAAGCGAATTTTTGAAGATGTTCCCGAATGTGCCATTCAGTCATAATACGATTGATATATGCCCGAGCAAGGTTGATGTATTACAAAAATGCCCTAAAGTGACACCTGGCACTCTTAATATGTGTGTATTCTGCAAACGTGAATACTGGCTTGCGGAGGTTGATTAAATGAGAACAACATCAGATGAGCTTCTTAAAAAGTGTGGACTATTGTTCATTACGTCGACAGAAGCGGAAGAACTTGCGGGAGAATCCCCATGCCTGAACTGCGCAAGAGAAGACTGCAACCTCAGCGGATTTTTCGAACTTGCAAGACGGAGTTTGTACATCCACGCGATGCTTGTACGCAAAGAAGAAGAATACAACTTACTGAATGTGTTCGCCGAAGCACTTCCCTTTTTGGTGATTGACTGCAAAGAAAGGATAGCACAAAACGAATGCGATGCAAAATAAGCGACTGCTTTAATTGCCCTTATCCCGACTGCATCAACGATACCTTTACCTCGCCGAGGGAGTTTACGCCGGAGCAGAAGAAACGGCAGTGTGAGCTGAAGAAGAAAATGCTTGCGCGGCGAAGAGAGGACGGAGTGTGTATCTACTGCGGAAAGAAGCCCGCGGACAAAGGTTATAAATCCTGCACGGAGTGTCGGATAGAACGAACGAAGAAGAACCGCGAATACAGCCGCAAAACGGAAAGATTTACTCCGCGTGAGTTGATGGATGGCGTAAAACTGTGCAAGCTGTGTGGGAAAAGACCGCCTGTTGACGGAAGAACGATTTGTGAAGAGTGTTTTAAAAAATGCCTTGACAATCTTAATCACGCCGACAGCAAAGAGCAGCCGAACAACGGCTTTAGAGCAGCAATAGAAGCGTACTGGAGGGAGAGATAATGACAAGGGATGGAATTATAAAAATCTTAGACAGAGCCATGCAACGCTATGTCGAGCGGAATCAGCATCTTTTCCTCAGCAAGGGAAAAACCGACAAGGAAATGTGGGAGGAGCTTGAAGCTATAAACAATGCGCGGTATATTCTCTCACGCTTGCCGCAGGTCGTGAATTGCCCTGACTGCGGGAGAATGTACGATACCGATTATCTTCACTTCTGCGGAGGTGACGAGTGTGTGAGTGGAGGTGATAACGACGAAAACGGTAATGTTTAAAATCGACTACCCGCCGACCAAAGCCGGAAAGACCGCATGGAACAGACGCTACGGGCTGAACGCATACTACGCGGGAAAGCATTGGGCGGTACGCAAAAAGGACGCAGAGTATTGGCACACAATAACCCGCGCCGCAGTCAGAGAGTGCATTAAAAAGCCTGTCATCCTTGACAATCCTGTCGTGATAGAAGCATATTTCAATGACAACATGGACGCAAGCAATCACGCAGCCATTTTGAAAATGGTGGAAGATTCACTCAAAGGACTGCTGATACATGACGATAACCGAAGATACGTCAAAGGCGTGTCAATGTTCTTCCACAACGAGGACTACATAAAAGTAATATTAAGAGAGGTAAGCGCATGAGCAAAGAAAACCGCGAAACAATCCTTAGTGAAGTAAAGAAGATAATCTGCAACGACCGTAACGAGCAGTACGGCGAGCCGGAAGACAGCTTTGAAAAAATAGCGGATTACTGGACAACGTATCTCAAGCACAATTGCGTTGCACCCGACGCGGACTGTTGTTTATGTGCGCGAGACGTAGCTATATTGATGGTGCTGTTCAAGCTCGGTCGCATGGAGACAAGCTGTTTCCAGAGCTACGACAGCTTTATAGACGCTATAGGCTATATGACCTGCGCAACGGATATCGAATACCCGAAATCGACAAACTGGGGGGAAATCAATGCAGATAATTAAAATAATCGTCGCAATACTGCTGTATGGGTATGCCGTCGGTTATTTCATCGGAGCGTTTGCACTGTATGAAGCACCGAACGCAAAACCTGTCAAGCCGAAAATAAAGGCGATGATGTACGGACAAATAGCGGTTGAAATCATAGCCGCTACACTATTGCTTAAAAATTGAAAGGAAGTGTTGACTTATCGCAAACTTTAATTTTAACCGCGTTATCCTCGGAGGACGTTTGACGGCAGACCCCGAACTGAAAACCACACCGTCCGGTATTTCCGTAACATCATTTACCGTTGCGGTCAACAGACGTTACTCCGGCAAAGACGGAGAGGAAACTAAAGCGGACTTTTTCAACGTAACAGCTTGGCGGCAGACGGCTGAATTCATCACGCGCTATTTCAGGAAAGCAAGCTCTATCTGCGTAGTCGGTGAGTTGCACAACAGGTCTTGGGTAGACCAGCAGGGACAAAAACGGTACGCAACGGAAATTGTGGCGAGCGAAGCGTTTTTTGTGGATGCAAAATCAGAAATGCCACAGGCGGCGCAAGCTCCAAGGACGCAGTCATATACACCTCCTGCAAGCACTCCTTATGTGCCGGAGGCTTACCAGACCAATATGACCATGCCGGATTTTAGCACGTTGCCTGACGACGAGGAACTGCCGTTTTGAGAACGTTTGAATTTCGTATTGATTATCCGAAATCCAAAGCCGGAAAGACCGCATGGAACAGACGCTACGGACTGAACGCATACTACGCGGGAAAGCATTGGGCGGTACGTAAAAAGGACGCGGAGCACTGGCACTTGCTGACGCGGGAAGCAGTTTACCGCTCAAACAAGCACCCGCAGGTTTTCGACAAGCCTGTGGAAATCATTGCTTACTTTAACGACAATTTAGACTGCTCCAATCATGCGTCCGAATTAAAGATGATTGAGGACGGGTTAAAGGGTATTTTAATCGTAGACGACAACAAAAACTATGTAAAGGGGATATCTATGTACTTCCACGGCGAAAATTATATAAAAGTAGTCGTAAAAGAAGTAGATTTACTTTAAAAACCGTGATATTATGATTATGGGTACATGGTCTGTACTCTGTGTTTTCCTCCTTTCAAAAAAAAGCTGCAGCTCGTAAAAGCAGCTCGGTGTACTCGGTACGCTGCGTCAGTGCAATTCTGGTTGAGCGCACGCCGCCTTGGTGCATGGTAGACACCTCCCTCGTAGTGTGGAGAACGACGCGGTTCGATTCCGCGAGGTGGCATTCATAAAAATAAAAAACAACTCGGAGGAAAAATGAATATCGTACAAAGAAAAGTGAGTGAGCTCGTGCCTTACTCCAAGAACGCGAAAAAGCACGATAAAACGCAAATTGCGAATGTTGCGGAATCTATCAAACAATATGGATTTGTGCAACCGCTTGTAATTGACAAGGACAGTGTTATTGTTATCGGTCACTGCCGCGCACTTGCCGCTAAGAAGCTTGGCATGGAGACTGTGCCTTGTGTATGCGTTGATGATTTAACACCGGAGCAGGTGCGGAAGCTGCGTATCGTAGACAACAAATCCAATGAATCCGACTGGGATTTAGAGCTGCTGGCTGAGGATATTAGCGACCTTGATTTTAGTGATTTTGATTTTGGCTTTGGCTTTGACGAGGACGAACTTGACGAGGAAAAAACAAGCGAGGAAGCTGCCGAAGAACCGCCGCAAAGTAAGGTTGGGGTGTTCACGATATCCGCATTTGGCATGAACGCGGAATGTTTTTTGGAGCTCGTTATTACTCCTGAGCAGGCTGAACAAATTGTGTCTTACGTCGGCAAAAACGGCGGTGACGCGCTTTGTAAGTTAGTGATGGGGGCGGTTTGCGGTGACTGATATGACTTTGCGCGTCCGCGCGGCTTGGGAGTATTTTGACAAACTGCTCGATGAACACATACAACAAATATCTGAGCTATCGGAAGTGCCTTTGGAGTGTTTTGTCAAAATAAATCCCGCAGATTTTATTGAAAAGAACAAATATCAAAATATTACGGGATATGAGTATAAAAATATTGGCAAGTGGATACTCCAGACCAAGGACAGCGACAAACGGTTTTTGATATCTCCGCTTGACGCGGTCAAGGAAACGGCGGCGCAGTGCTCTTACAAGAGCGGCACGGTTATTACTCGTACCATACGCGCGTCGAAGTGTGATTATGTGCCTGTGCCTGTTGGGCTGGCGCAGGACTTTTTTATCCGCAACCATAGACAATCCGCGCCGCTCGTGCGTGATACCGCTATTTGTTTTGGCTTGATTTACTCGGGCGAACTTGTGGCGGTTATGTTATATGACATATCTAACGGGGCGGTTAGGGGCAAAAATAAAAAATATGAGCTTGTGCGGTTGTCTATATCGCGCGGCACGCGAATACACGGTGGTGCGAGCAAGTTGCAAACGGCTTGTGAAAACACGCTGCGGGAAATCGGTGTAAGCAAGGTTTATAGTTACTCAAATGCAACTATAAACTCGGGTGCGGTGTATGAAAAACTCGGTTTTACTTGTAAAAGGGCAGATGGCGGTCAGCCTTTTGTAATATTAAAAAATAACAAGCTGACGCGGCTTATTAACCTTTATCCCGAAAGCACCGACGAAAAGCTTGCTTTCCACGGCTGGCTCAAAACTCATATTGGCGGGAATAAAACTTGGGAGAAGAATATTTAACGCAAAATGCGCGGAAAGGAGACGGCTGTGGCGAGGATGGGAAGACCACCGAAGGAAATAAACCAAATTGAATTTGAGAAGCTTTGCAAAATGCAGTGCACGTGTGAAGAAATATGCGATTGGTTCGATGTTACCGACAAAACGCTCAATACGTGGTGTCGCAAAACATATGGAGAAACTTTTTCCGTAGTTTTCGCCAAAAAAAGGAGCAGGGGGAAAGTATCGCTCCGGCGTTTACAATGGCAACACGCGGAGCGTAGTGTGCCTATGGCTATTTGGCTTCGGGCAAAAGGAAAAGCCGGAGGATTCTGTTGATACTGAGGACACGGACGCTTATCTGCACGAGGCGGGAATAGAATGATATCGCGCAGTGTGTTCCCCGTGTTCGGGGAAAAGCATAAGGAATATATTAATTCTGCTATTCGCTCCACCATCTCCGTAGCGGAGGGCGCGGTGCGTGCCGGTAAAACCATAGACAATATTGCCGCTTTTGCTGCTCTTATTCAAAAGGGAACGCCGGATAGAATACATCTTGCTACTGGCTCAACCGCCGCGAATGCTAAGCTCAACATCGGCGCGGCGAATGGGTACGGCTTGGAGAATATATTCCGTGGGCGGTGTCGCTGGACGAAATACAAGGGTAACGAAGCTTTAATTATCACCTCTCACGGGCGGGATTATGTTGTTATCTTTGCCGGAGGTGGCAAGGCTGACAGCTTCAAAAAAATCCGTGGTAACTCCTATGGTATGTGGATTGCTACAGAAATAAACTTGCACCACGAAGACACGATAAAAGAAGCGTTTAACCGTCAGCTCGCGGCGCGTCTCCGTCGTGTATTTTGGGATTTAAACCCGTCCTCGCCTGCGCACTGGATTTATACGGACTTTATCGACCGTTTTCCCTCTCAATTCGGCGACAGATACAATTACCGCCATTTTACAATCCGCGACAACGCTACTATTACTCCGCAGCGTCTCGCGGAAATAGAAGCGCAGTATGACAAAGGCTCTATATGGTATCGGCGCGATATTCTCGGCGAACGCTGTATTGCCGAAGGTCTTGTATACCAGTGCTTTAACGAATCGTGTATAGTCGACGATATGCCGGAAAGCGGTGAATATTATATCTCTATCGACTACGGCACAATGAACCCGTTTTCGGCAGGTCTTTGGTGCATTAACGGCGACAAGGCTGTGCGAATAAAGGAATACTATTACAACGGACGCGCCGCACGAGCGCAACGAACGGACGAGGACTATTGCAACAACGTGATTGAGCTTGCGAAAGGTTACGACATCAAAGAGGTTATTATAGACCCTTCTGCCGCGTCGTTTATCACGGCTTTGCAACGGAAAGGATTTAAAACGCGTAAGGCTGACAACGACGTGCTTAACGGAATACATCGTGTAGCGGATTATCTCATGGGCGGCAATATTAAAATACATCGGTGCTGCAAGGACGCTATTAATGAGTTTGGCTTATACTCATGGGATGACAAGGCGACCGACGCGGACACTGTAATTAAAGAAAACGACCACGCAATGGACGAAATACGCTATTTTGCGTCGACGGTATTACGTCATAGAATCGGCAAGGGAAGTTATAAGCCGATACTTTATAGGTAGGTGAGCATTATCAAAACTTATCAAGATTTAATCGCTGTTGGGCTTGATGAAAAAGTCCGTATGCAGTTTATTGAGAGCGTTATCAACGATCATCGGAGCAGCAAGAAATACCGTGACGCGGCTGTTGCTAACGAGTACTACGCTAAACGCAACGTTACAATTACGCAGTTTCAAAAATTCCTCTATACGATGTCCGGCAAAAAGGTAACGGATATCTATTCGGCTAATTACAAAACAAAAACGGCTTTCTTTCGCTCGATGGTAATACAGCAGACGCAGTATGTGTTGTCGAACGGTATTACATTTGCAAAAAGCGACACGAAAGATAAGCTCGGACGTGACTTTGATTATCAAATACAGACCGCCGCTAAAAAAGCTATGATTGATGGTGTGTCGTTCTGCTTTTTTAACTTTGACCATGTGGAGGTATTCGGCTTTGCGGATACTCCATCTTGCCCGGGATTTGCTCCACTTTATGACGAGGACTCTTCCCTGCTCCGCGCCGGAGTGCGATACTGGTACAGCGGCTCGGACGGTCAGAATGTTCTCCATGCAACGTTGTACGAAGAGGACGGATACGCGACCTATATCCACAAGCACGGCTCTGATATGGAGCAGGTTGACACGAAGCGCGGATATATCAAAACCGCGACAAGCACGGCTGACAATCTCATTTCCGAGGTTGCTTATTCTAATTATCCGTCGTTTCCGATTATACCGCTTTATGCGAACGATTTGCACGAATCAGAGCTGAACGGGCTGCGCGAATCCATTGACTGTTACGACTATATAAAAAATGGCTTGGCAAACGACATAGATGACACGGCGGGGATTTACTGGACTATAAAAAATTCGGGCGGTTTTGACGATGAGGATATGGTTAAATTTCTCGACCGTCTCCGTGTGGTAAAGGCTGCTTCGGTTAGTGCGGACGACGCGGAGGTTGAATCTCACACTGTCGATGTGCCTGTGGAAGCTCGCTCAACTATGCTTGAGATACTGCGGACAGACCTATACAAAGACGCTATGCTGCTTAATGTGTCGGAGCTTTCTGCTTCTGCCAAAACAGCAACGGAAATACGCGCCGCGTATCAGCCGCAAGACGACAAATGCGGGGATTTTGAATATCATATCTCGAACACGATATACAAGATACTGCAATTAATCGGTATTGAGGACGAACCAGCGTACAAGTGGAATCGAATCGCGAATATGACGGAAGAAACACAAATGGTTATGCTGGCAGCGAATTATCTTGACGACGAGGCTATACTTAACCACCTGCCATGGATAACGCCGGAGGAAGTGGACGGCATACTTAAACGGCGTGATGCAGAAGACTTGAACCGTCTCGGAATAGCGCAAGGCACACTTCAAAACGCGTCACGGCAAGCTACAGAGCCGGAAAAGGTAAACGAGGATGAGTAATCGAGACGAAGCGCAAGAGTGGACAGAAGAACGCCTGAAACGTCTGGAAAAACGTATTGAAGAAGTCTATCGTGAAGCGATGGAAGCGCGCGACAAATCGGTTGACGCGTTCTTCGCTTGGTTTGAAAAGGCGGACGAAAAAAAGCGGAAATTGCTTGAAGAAGAAAAAATTACCGAAAAGCAATATCAGCAGTGGCGGCTTGAACAACTTATGACGGGCAATCAATACAAGGCTATGCGTGACAAGCTGGCGGAGCGAATGACGCACGCTAACGAAATCGCCATTGCTTACGTCAACGACGAAACGCCGGGGATTTACTCTATTAACCGCAACTGGACGGCTTACAAGATTGAGCAGGCTGTTGGGGACTGCGATTTTACTCTGTACGACGAACGCGTTATAAAACGGCTTATCATGGAGAACCCCGGACTTATGCCGAATTATCCAGCGGAAAAGGCTATAAAGCGTGATATTGATTTGGAGTACGGCAAAAAGCAAATTACATCGTCTATTACAAGTGGAATATTGCAGGGCAGACCAATTGACGAGATTGCACAGGACTTGATGATACGGATTAGCGGAATGAATAAAAACAGTGCGATACGCGCGGCGCGTACTGCCACGACTGGCGCACAGAACGCGGGGCGGCTTGATGGGCTTGTAGCTGCGGAGGCAATGGGCATAAAGCTTGCAAAAAAATGGAATGCGACATATGACGGAAAAACACGGCACTCCCATGCGGTACTTGACGGCGAAACTGTTGCTTGCGACAAAAAATTTTCGAACGGTTGCCGGTATCCCGGAGACCCCGACGGCAGACCTGAGGAAATATACAATTGCCGCTGCAAAATAACGGGCGACCTTGAGGACGAACCGGATGACGAAAATACAAAAATCCGTGTTCGCGACCCTGTTACGGGTAAAAATGTTGTGCTGCCTAATATGACGTATCCCGAGTGGGAGCAATGGAAAAAAGACAGATTAGCGGCAAAAGGCACAGAAAAGGAAACGACGGCTAAAAAGAAAACTACGAAGAAAAAGGCGGTGAAAAAAAGTGGTGTTTGAATTTATATCCCGAGCCGCTGAGGTAAAGGACAACCTTGACAAAGCGATTGAAAAGGCTCTCGAAAAGTGCGGAATAAAGGCGGAAGGATATGCTTACAAGCTGTGTCCGAAGCGAACGGGTAGACTGGCTAATAGTATCGCTCATTCTGTGCGTATGGATGAAAAAGCGGTGTATATCGGAACTAATGTCTCTTACGGTCCTCATGTTGAGCTTGGTACTAAACGGCAGAAGGCGCAACCTTATCTTAAACCGGCTGTTACAGACCATGCCGAGCAATATAACCGAATCGCAAAAAAAGCCATGAAAGGAGAATAGCCTTGATAATTTGCGAAGTCAACAAAAACCACCTTAACATACGGACGCGGGAGCTGCTGACAGCTGGCTCTCAAAATGTTAACACGGTTGAGTTTAGATTTAATGAAGCGTGGGACGGACTTGCCAAAACAGCGACGTTTAAAACATCAAAAAAGACAATATCTGTCTTACTCAACACAAACACTACAGCAATACCTTGGGAAGCACTCGCAGACGCAGGGGAAATTTTAGCAGTCGGCGTGTTTGGCGTGTCGGGTGAAACTATAGTCCTGCCGACGGTCTGGGGAATCCTCGGAAAGGTTATGGACGCGGCGCACCTCGGAGACGAAGAAAAAGAACCAACGCCGGATGTGTATCAAAAAATACTCGACGAGCTGAATGCGTTAGAAAGACCCACATGGGACAGCGTACAGAACAAGCCGTTTACCACTCTCGGCGGCGGGCTGGCGGTGGACGAAAACGGCGTGCTGTCCGCAGAGGGGGGTGGTGGCGGCTCGGCTAACGCGGTGCAGTACGTTGCGCAGTCGCTGACTGATGAGCAGAAAAAGCAAGCGAGAACCAACATTGGAGCTTCGCCTATTCCAACAGTCAGATATTGGTTAGACCTTAAAGCTGATAATATCATTAATTTATACAACATGGGTGTTGGGTATGGCATAATCTCTCCTGTCGACTATGACCAAACTGTGCCGACCGGAATGTCGTCTCCTATGCTCGTAATATTTGGGAGAATGAACTATGGTAGAGTAGATATAACCGTATATGATGGTGCGGGAGCTGTTTGGAGTGGAAGTTTAAATCTTTCCTCACAAACAACAGATGTCACCAAAACAGGCGACTACGTCACAAACACCGCCTTGACAGATATACTCCATAACTATGTACCAGCTGAAAATTATGAAGAAAATTTACAAGAAATTGCTCAAGCAATCGGCACAAAACTCGACAAAAATCAAGGCGCGGGCAACGCGGGAAAAATTCTCGGCATTGGGGAGGACGGAAACGTTATTCCGCAGGACAAGCCGACGTACACGCTCCCGCAAGCTACGGCTGATGCTCTCGGCGGTATCAAGGCTGACGCGGCGACCGACGAAGATACGCAGGACGTGAGAATCGGCGCGGATGGCAAAATGAGGACTAAGCCGTACACGCTCACTGACGCGGACAAGACTGCTGTGGCGGATGCTGTTGTGGCTGATGGAATTGCGGCGACTTTGGTGGATTTGCCGAGTGGGGGCGGGGAGACGTGGACTAAAATCCTCGAAACAGAAGTGACGGAGGCAACCGCAACTTTTGAAGTCACGAATTTGGACAATTACACAGAATTTTTAGTGATTAATAGCGGACTGCAAAATGCCACCAGCACAGATTCGGTGCAAAATCTATACATAAATGGCGCACAAGTATGTGCCAATTTTGTGGATGTGCCAAAGAGCGGCAAGACAACTTATAACTACGCAATAGCAAGATTTAATGGAATAGTCTGGGAATGCCACAAGCCGAACGTAGCTGCATCCGCAACCAATCTCGCTCCATCAATCGCATATATCCCATATAATGTTGTGTTTGGAGTTGGCAAAGCTACATCGATAAAAATGGCAACGGCAAACACCACATATGCGCCAGTATCAGGCAAAATCACAATATACGGCAGATAAAAGGAGGAAAATAAATGCCAAAAGTAGTAACACACAACGGGCAGCTCGTCACGTTAAACGGCAAGGCGTTGGAGGTTGACGCGACGGATTTGCCGAGCGGGGGCGGGAGATTGACGTCGATAGGTAAGGCATCCATGGATGGAGAAACCACTGTTGTGCAGTGGGACTTGACGGGAGAAACAACAATCCTCGTTACAATTGCTGGTACGACAACTGCAATGGGTGCAAAGACCGCCACAGTCAAACTCAGTCATGCATCAGGGACGACAAACAATTTTGCGACGCTGAATTTAAACGCGAGCGTCTATTCGCCTAAAAATGTGATGGTGATTATGGGCAACGGAAGCTCGCGAATTGGAATTTTCCTTCCTTCTGAAAGCACGGTTTACACAGGAAGTATAAAAGGAATGGTAGAGCAAGGTACAATAGCGCAGGACTTGCCTGACGACCCCGCCACTAAAATCACAATCACATTTGATACCGCGCCAGTTAGCGGGACAACAGTAAAAGTCGAAGGACAATAATAAAGGATGGCAAAAAAATGAAAATATGTATCAACGGCATCATCCGCGACATGACGGCGGAAGAAGAAGCACAGTACAACGAAATGGCGGCAAGAGAAGCAGCAGAAGCGAAGCACCGTCCGATTAGCGAAAGCGAAGTAATGTCAATGCTCATCAAAGAGCAGATTAACACTTTGTCAGTCGACGACGCTACGGCTGTGCGAATGGCAGCATTTTATCCCGAGTGGGCAAAAGACACGGCGTACACCGTCGGCTACAAGGCGCAGTATCTCGGCAAGCTCTACAAGGTCATACAGGCGCACACCTCGCAGGAGACATGGACTCCAGACATCACGGCAAGCCTGTATGAACGCATTGACGAAGTGCATGACGGTACAAAGTATGACCCGATACCGTATGAGGGGAACATGACGCTTTACAATGGCAAGTACTACTGTCAGAATGGCGTGACGTACCTCTGTAACCGCGACACCGTCAATCCTGTGTACAACAAGCTGAGCGAGCTTGTCGGAATTTATGTGGAGGTTGTTAGTAACTAATGCAAATTACTATTAGCGCGAATACTATAATCACGGCTGCGGCGGTGTTGTCGGCTGTAATTGCAATTGGCGGTGTCATTTTTGCTATATATCGCTGGTATCTCAAGCAAAACAAGCAAAACGCGGAAATACAAAAAATGAAAGAAGAAAATACTCTTTTGTGCTTTGGCATTGCTGCGGCTTTAGATGGGCTTATCCAGCTTGGCGCAAACCACAACGTTACGATGGCTAAGGAAAAACTTGACAAATACCTCAACCAAAAGGCGCATGACTGACAAAAACGGAGCTTGACCGCTCCTTTTTTGCTTTGGTTGCAAAATGATTTTAAAGTTGCTAACTTTAGTCGCTAAAATCCTTGATTTACTTTTATAAACGTGATATCGTAATTATGTAAAGTATCATCTTAGGGTAGCACCCGTAACAGCGAAAGGATGAAAAATGGCAGATTTTGAATCAATTATAAAAACGTATATCGGGCAGGACGGAAATATACCATCAACAGCTATCGCGCAGCTTACTAAGGCTATCTCAACAGCTGTCGGAAATGAGTTTGTAGATAAAAACCGCTACAAGGCAAAGCTGGACGAAATCGAAACGCTTAAAGCCGACAAGCAGACCGCCGAGGACAATGCGACGACCGCTGGAAAATGGAAAGCCGATTATGACGCGCTCAAAAAGAGTTATGACGATTACAAAGCCGAAGTCGGCAAGAAAGAAACTCGCTCGGCGAAAGAAAATGCGTATCGTGAACTGCTAAAGGCGGCTGGCGTAAGCGATAAAAGGCTTGACGCAGTAGTGAAGGTGTCGGATATTGACGGCATGGAACTTGACGATAAGGGCAAAATCAAAAACGCTGCTGAACTCACGAAAAACATAAAAACCGAATGGGCGGATTTTATCGTTAGCACTCAGCAGCAGGGCGCAAATACTCAAAATCCTCCATCAAACAACGGCGGTAAAACTATGGCTGACATCTACAAGAAGGACGACCACGGTCGCTACATTATGTCTACCGAAGACCGCCAGAAAGCCGTTGCTGAACTTATGGCAAATCAAAGCAACGAATAAACCGTAAGAAAGGATTATAAATTATGGCAGCAAACACTGGTCTCACCACTGCGTCGCAGTTTACTATTTCTGCGCGTGAGGTTGATTTTGTTACACGTTTTCAGGATAACTGGGACGCGCTTATGCGCATTCTCGGCATTATGCGTCCTATCCGCAAAGCTCCGGGCACACAGCTTGTATCTTACAAGGCTTCAGTTGACGGAACTATTGCTGGCGGCTCAACCGTAGCCGAGGGCGATGTTATCCCGCGAACAAAAATGAAGGTCGAACCCGTATCTTATGCGGACATCGCTATATCTAAGTACGCAAAGGAAGTATCCGTAGAAGCTGTTACTAAACACGGCGCGGATATAGCTGTTCAGAAGACCGACGACGAATTTATTAACGCTCTCCAATCTAAGATACTCGGCGAATTTTACGCTTTCCTCGCAACGGGCACACTTACACTCACGGAAACCACATGGCAGCGTGCGCTTGCTATGGCAAAAGGTAAAGTTATTGACAAGTTTGCCGAAATGGACAAAGACGTTACTGAGGTTGTCGGCTTTGCGAATATCCTTGACGCATACGAGTATCTTGGAGACGCAAGCGTAACCGTTCAGACGCGTTTCGGTCTTAATTACCTCGAAGACTTCCTCGGCTATAGCACACTCATTCTGCTCCCCGAGAAGTATATTCCGTCAGGCAAGGTTATCGCACTCCCCACTGATAATATTGACCTCTACTATATGGACCCGTCAGATTCGGATTATGTAAAGCTCGGTCTTTCCTATACCGTTGTCGGCAACACAAATCTTATAGGTGCTCGTGCGGTAGGTGACTATGACCGCGCAACAGGTCTGATATATGCAATTTACGGCATGAAGCTATGGGCGGAGTACATCGACGGAATTGCAGTCGTGACATTCGGCGGTGATACTCTCGGCACACTCACAGTTACCTCAGCAGCTGGAACGGGAAGCGGAAAAACGAAGATTACAGTTTCTCCTGCAAAGCTTAGCGCGGGTAATGTCTACAAGTACAAGGTCGGCTCAGCGGCAGAGACCGTGACATACGGACAGAACGTAAAGAACTGGACAGCTTGGGATGGCAAGTCCGATATCGCGGCGACAGCAAGTCAGAAAATCACCGTAGTTGAAGCAAGCTCCGACTATAAGGCACTTAAAGCCGGAAATACTACAGTTACAGTAGCGTGACAACGGAGGGCGGCGTAATGCTTGAAGCGATTTTACGGCATTTGAATAATTACTTTATCGCGGATGTGCGCGAAGGTGATTACGCCGTGGAGGGCGGCAACATTGCGCTGCCCTTTTTGGCAGACGGACAATATTTTTTCGTCCGCGATAGCATTTTTAACGACGGTTTACATCGGTATCCGGCTTTTGATTTAGTCGACGAGGAATTTTACGGCGTGATTTGGTGTCTGGCGATACCTCAGGCTATAATCAATCTTGCGGACGAGATTGAAGCATGGCAGACGAAAAACTCTGAAATAATCAACTCTCCGTACACATCGGAATCTTTCGGCGGTTACTCGTACACCAAGGCAAGCGGTGATAATGGCGCGGCGGTGTCTTGGCAGTCCGTTTTTGCTGACCGTCTCACGCCATATCGAAAGCCGCGTGAAGTAGGGTATATGAGGTGACGCAATGAGTTTGATTGACGAATCTATGACAAAATGCGTACTATACGACAAGGTACGCAAGCCGGACGGCGAGGGCGGATATCTTACCACATGGAAAGAATCCGTCGAGTTTGACGCGGCTATTACCTTTGACAGCTCTATGCAGGCGCGAATTGGCGAAAAGGCGGGTGTTACCTCGCTGTACACGGTTACGCTGCCGAGGGGCTTTAATTTGAGCTATCATGATGTATTCAAACGCATTTCCGACGGTAAAATATTCCGCGTCACGTCTGATGGGGACGACAAGGTTACTCCCTCTCGTGCTACATTTAAATTTTCACAGGTAAGCGCGGAGGAATGGGCATTAACGACATGACAAAGGGTGCTGCGCTTCATCAATTTTTCTCTTCTTTTTCGATTCCCGCGTATCCGTCAACCTCTGTGCCGGATAACGCTGTTATGCCTTATCTGACATATGATTATGTTGTTGGAGCGTGGGAACAGGAAGAGGTAGCAATTACGGTCAATCTGTGGTACTACACCGAGAGCGAAGCCGTGCCGAATGCAAAGGCTAATGAGCTTTCTGCGGCTATTGGCATTGGTGGCAAGGTGATACCGTGCGAGGACGGCTATATATGGCTAAAGCGCGGTTCGCCTTGGTGTCAGTCACTCTCCGATGAGACCGATTCCGGCGTTAAACGTCGATACATCAACGTATCTGCTGAATATTTAACGCTTAACTAACGCATTTTTAACGTATTAAAAAAGGAGTTATATATGGGTAAATTTACAAAAATCCCCGAATCAACTTTTAAAGAGTTGCAGCTCGACGCGGGTGTGCTTCTCAAAAACTTCACTCCCGCAACTGCTGCCGCTCCCGAGGACGCGGATATTATCTGCGCTACAACTGGTGGTATTACCGTATCTTGCACACCTACGTTTTCGGATTTTGGGTCGGACGTGGATAACTGTCCGAACGATATGAAAGAACTTAAACACCTTGACGGATGGAACTGCACAATGGCGTTCACCTCTATAGGAGTATCAACTACATCTATCAAGCTTGCGCTTGGCTGTGCTGATATTGACACAACCAATGCAAATCTTGTTAAACCTCGCCGCGACCTTAAACAGACCGATTTTTCGAATATTTGGTGGGTAGGTGACAGAGCAGACGGCGGTCTTGTCGCGGTAAAGCTTGCGAACGCGCTTTCTACTGGCGGGCTTTCCCTCAAAACCACAAAGAACGGCAAAGGACAGGTATCTGTGACCCTAACTGGACACGTATCAATGACATCACAGGACGTTATGCCGATGGAATTTTACTCGATGGATGGTGAAACCTGATGAAAACACTCGCTAATTGCAATCCACGAGAATTCCTCGTGCAGACTAACAAAATCCGCAAGTCGGTTGTAAAGTGGCTTGATAATACGAAAATACTCGAAATACGCGCGAACAAGCCGCAGTTTACAGAGGGCGCATCGGAAGAAGAAAAAAAGACCGCGACCATAAAACAGATTAAAACAAATCTATCGGAAATGCTCGACGCAATGCTTGATGAACATCCCGAAGAAACGGCTGAACTGCTCGGGCTGCTGTGCTTCATCGAGCCGTGCGACCTTGACAATCACACAATGCCGGAGCTGCTCAACGCATTCACGGAAATAATCAACTGTCCTGAGATTATCGGTTTTTTTACCTCGCTCATGCAGCTGGTGCAGAAAAGTACCTGACATATTGCGAAAGCATTAACTTTGAGCTGCTCGATACTCTCGGCAGCTCTTATGTTATAGACCACGGATTTGCGCAGTACCGCAAGGATTGCGAGAACCGGCTCATGAAAGTATACGTTACAGACAGCTTGAAAATTATAGCTGAAAATATAGCTAATATTGGTGGCGGCAAAACAATGTCGGCTCGTTATACTGATATAATCGACAGGAAACCTGCTGACAAACGAACTGCTGACGATATTATATCCAACATCAAAAACAAGCTATCGAAAGGAGATGAGCAGTAATAGACGTTTTTGACCTTTTTGCAAAAATATCTCTCGACACGGGGGATTACGAAAAAGCTCTAAACAATGCCGGGGACAAATTTTCGTCCTTTGCTTCTACTGCCGCCAAAGTGGTGGCAGGAGCAACGACGGCAATTGCGACGGGGCTTGCCGCAATGGGAAAAGCGGCGTTAGACGGCTATGCTGATTATGAGCAGCTTGTCGGTGGTGTTGATACTCTTTTTAAATCAAGTTCTCAGACCATACAGGATTATGCAAACCAAGCATACAAGACAGCTGGTGTATCTGCCAATAAGTACATGGAGACCGTCACAGGATTTTCCGCGTCTCTTATACAGTCTTTGTCATCAACCACAACAACGGCGGTAACGCAAAGCTATGAAGAAATAGCGGCTACTTATGACGACCAATACGAAGCGGCTAAGGAAAGCTACGACAAGCAGTATGAAGCGGTCAAGGAATCGCTTGACAATCAATACGACGCAGTAAAAGAAAGCTATGACGAGCAATATGAAGCCGTCAAGGACGCTCTTGACAAGGAAATAGACGATTACGAAAAAGCGACTGACGCGAAAATAGAACTTATCAACCAGGAATACAAAGAAAAACTGAAACTCGTTGATGAGGATGAATATAACCGTCTGAAAGCTCTTGATGATGAAATAGCTGCTATTAATGCGGAAGAAGACGCGCAAAAGGAAGCACGAAAAAAGAAGCAGCAGGAAGACAAGCTTGCACAGCTTCAAGAGAAAATTAGGAACGCTGACACTCTCCAGGAACGCCGTGAAGCGCAAGAAAAATACGACGATTATCTTGAACAAATCCGTGAAGAAGAAGCAAGTGCGGAACGCAAGCGACAAATCCAGTCGTTAAAAGACCAGAAAACCGCTATAAAGGATGAAGCTGACGCAAAAAGAACCGCGCTGAAAGAAGCACAGGAAGCCGAAGTTAAACAAATACGGGACGACGAAAAGGCGAAGCTCGAAGAGATGAAAAAGGCTCGCGACGAAGAGCTTAAAACGCTGAAAAAGGCGAACGATGACAAACTCAAAGAGCTTAAAAGCGCGAATGACAAGCAGGCTAAAGAACTAAAGGATTATTACAGCAAGCAAACAAAAGAACTTAAAAGCTATTACGACCAGCAAAAGAAAATAGCTAAAGAAGCAAGCGAAGCAACGGTAACGGCTGGCGTAGCTAACGAGCAACAGCTTGCGCAAGCTGCAGAGCTGGCAAACATGGCTATGGTGGATATGTCCGATAACGCCAATAAAATGGGCACGAACATGGAATCCATAGAAAATGCATATCAAGGCTTTGCAAAGCAAAACTATACAATGCTGGATAACCTTAAGCTCGGCTATGGCGGCACAAAAGAAGAAATGGAACGTCTTGTACAAGACGCAGCTGCAAACGTTGAAGCGCAGGAAAGGTTAGGCGTTACAGTCGACGCAAACAGCTTGTCGTTTGGAAATATCGTGCAAGCGATACACGTTGTACAAGATTCTCTCGGAATACTCGGCACGACATCGGTTGAAGCCGAAACAACAATAAGCGGCTCAATCGGAATGCTGAAAGCATCTTTTGATAATTTAATCGTGGGCTTTGGTAATGCCGACGCGGATATAGCAACGCTTTGTGATAACGTCATTAACTCGTTTATGCTTGTCGTTAACAATGTTACTCCGGTTATTGAGAACATCATACAAACGCTGCCTAAAGTCATGACGAACCTCATTGACGCTGTTGGTGACTTACTCCCCACACTGCTTGATACTGTAGCAACGCTATTTACCGAGGCGTTAAATATGTTTGTCTCGCTTATTCCCGAGCTTATTCCGGCTGCGGTTGACGCGGTTATGACAATAGTCGGCGCGTTGATGGATAATCTCCCTGCGATAATCACGGCGGCTATACAAATAGTAATGTCGCTTGTCGAAGGAATTACAAACGCACTTCCGCAGCTTATTCCCTCTGCGCTTGCCGCTGTCATGGCTATAGTCAACGGTATAGTCGACAATCTCCCGAAGTTGCTCGAAGCGGCAACACAAATTATAATCACGCTCGCAAAAATGCTAACGAAACCGTCAATGCTGTTTAAACTAATCGAAACGGCATTGAAAGTCGTAATAACTCTTGCCGAGGGAATAATTGACGCTATCCCTCAACTGCTTGACGCAGCAATCGAAATCATCAACAACTTAATAAAATATATAACAACTCCCGGGAATCTCGCGAAAATAATAGAAACTGCCGTGCAATTGGTAGTGGAGTTGGCGGGAGGAATTATATCTGCAATCCCCGAACTGGTAACAGCTGTAGTTGACTTAGTAGCATCTTTGATTGATACCATATTTACAACGGACTGGCTTGATGTCGGCAAGAATATAGTCGACGGACTGTTAGACGGATTGAAAAACGCATGGAAAACTCTTACAAGATGGTTTTCCGACGCATGGGATAATCTCGTCGGAGACGTAAAGGACTGGCTCGGCATACACTCACCGTCAAAAGTATTTGCCGGAATCGGTGAGAATATGGCTCTCGGTGTCGGTGTTGGATGGGCGGACAGTTTTGAGAAAATCAAGGACGAAATCGAAGGTGATATGGTCTTTGACAGCGAAATCGATGTAAGCGGAAACGGAAAAGGAACAAGCGCAAAGCAGCGCGGTGTCAATGTGGTGCAGAATATTTATGCGTCAAAAATGACACCGTCGGAAGTATTTAACGAAGCAAGATATCAGCAGACAAGGGCGGTGTTATTCGGTGTATAAACTTAGATATACTGCAAACGGCGGTGAGGAAATCGTACTTGATTTTGACCACGGTTATATAATCAACACCGTTGAGGGCGCGACGGGAAGAACGGTTGACGTGCAAACTGCGCAAGGCTTTGAACAAATCGGCGAAACCGTAACGGGAATGTCTCTCGGCGGGCAGCTCTTAACAATAAACGGCAGAATCCCTATGCAGAACACATCTGCTAAACGTGCTATGCTACATATCTTTCAGCCGCTTTCGTCTGGACGGCTGTACTGGGAAGACAAGTATTATATGGAAGTTGTTGTTCGTGATTCTCCGCAAATATCGCAAGAACGGCACTCCACATTTCTTCTCGCGCTTTATGCACCTTATCCGTATTGGCAAAAGGCTAATCAATCGCGCTACGAACTCGGCGGCTTGACGGCTGAGTTTATGTTCCCTATTAACTACGCAACGCCGCACCGCTTCGGCTCGACCACTATTGAGACGCAGTTTAACGCTTACAATGCCGGAGACTGCGCATCCTCGTTTACATTGACTATAACGGCGGGAGAAGCTGCCCTTACTAACTTTGCCGTCACGGACGTTAATACTCAAAAGGCTATTAAATTTATTGGCACGCTCGACGCGGGGAAGCGGATTGTAATGTATCGCGAGAACGGACAGCTCTATATCAAGATTGACGGAACTACGGACGCTTTCGATATGCTGGATGATACTTCCGATTTGTATTCCCTCGCGGCTGGTGATAACGTGCTTTTGTTTACGGCGGAATCCGGCGCGTCCTCGGCTAAGGTGTCAATCACGTTTAACGAATCTTATGTGGGGGTGCTGGCTGATGGAGTGTAGTATATATAACTCGGCTCTTAGCAAAATAGGCATTATCACGGCTTTTACCTCTCTTATATGGGGCGAGAGCTACACGGGCAGCGGAAGCTTGCAATTTGTGATGCCAAAAACAAAAGATGCTGCAAAAATAATCTCCTGTGGTAATTTTATCGGTATTCCCGCATCTGACACGCTTATGTATATCCAGTCAACCGAGGACAAGGACGGCGAATTATGGGCATATGGCTGCGAAGCAAAATGTCTGCTTGATGGGCGCGTTTATGCGGGCAGTGCGAAGTGTAAGGGGAATATCGAAACCGCGCTAAGGGCGGCTGTTACTGCGTCGCGTCCATACTCAATTATAGGACTTGCGCCGCTTAGAGGTATAACAAAAACCACAACGTCACAGAGAACCTATCCCACGCTTTATGAGCTGTCGCGTGTGTGGTGCGAAGCTGGCGGCATGGGTTTTCGCCTTGTCCATGACAAAGCCGCTCACAAGCTGTTGTACGACGTTTACGAGGGCGCAGAGCGAAACGGAATAAAGTTCGCTGAACAGTACGGGAACCTATATAATCTCGAACGGCTCATATCGGAGACGACGTATAAAAACGTGGCATATGTCGGCGGCGGTGGCGAGGGTGCTGACCGTGTGTTTGTTACAACTGGCGATACAACGTCAACCGACTTCGCGCGGCGTGAGCTTTTTGTCGACGCTCGCGACTTACAGCAGGAAGAGGGGCAGACGCTCGATGAATACAAAACGTTGCTTATGGCGCGAGGAAACGAAAAGCTGAACGAATGCGCAAAGGTGCAGGAGATATCTTTCGATATCTCGGCACAGGACTTCGGAAAGTCGTTTTCGCTCGGCGATATTATCACTTGTGTCCTGCCGGACTATAATTCCGTTCTCTCTGTGCGGGTGGCGGAATTTACGAACACTTACGAGAATAACAAAATCACGACACAGCTTACTCTCGGAAATCCTATATTAAGGGGGTTATAACAAATGGCTATTATCACTTATCCGCTTAACAATATTGAGTACACGGCAGCGGACGCGGAAATATACAACTGTACTCGCACGAGCGGTGTATATGCAAATACGGACAATTTCGACTTATCTATCACGGCGGCGAGAACGGTGTCTGTTTCGCCAGGGATGGCGTGGATTAAAAACGACGATTTTCGTGGTAAGGCTGTTGCTATGACGGAGGCGGCGGAGCTTACTTTCGATGCGCCGGACAGTACGCTTAACCGCCTTGACTTTGTTGTACTCGGATTTTCAGCCGACGACAACAAGACGACAATCTACGTTAAGAAAGGCACTCCTGCGTCTTCTCCCGTCGCTCCTGCGCTCTCGAAGACGGCGACGCTATACGAACTCGGCTTGTATATTATCTCAGTCCCGGCAGGCTTGACAGCTCTTGCAAGCGGCAATGTCACCGACACGCGAGCTGACGGCACGTACTGCGGAATTATGGCTGACGGTGTTACTCGCGGCGGCACGTACTCGGAGATTAAATCTGCCGTCCTCGGCACGTCTTGGACTACGGCGACAGCTTCCACTACTCCGTCAACTTCCGTTTGTTCGTTTTATCAAACGGTTGTTATTGCGGGGATTACTGCTAACTCAAACGGCGTTATCGGACTGGCGGCAAGCGCGACAAAAACGCAGCGTGAAGCGGCGGCTGCTGCGGGGCTATTTATCCAGGCACAAGGCAACGGCACAGTGGTTATTGCCGGAATCGGTGACAAGCCGACGGTATCACTGCCAGTTGAAATACTTATTACAAAATGAGGTGAAAATATGGCTATAATCAGCGCATTCCCGGGCAAAAGCAAACCTAAGCTACAAGAAAAAAATGTTGCTGCAGAATTATTTTATTCGCTAAATAGCACTTGGGATGTTTACACGGAAGTAAAGCCAGACACGGGTTATGATGGGCTAAGTAAAGTGGGCGTGGAACGAATTTACTTAAAAGCCATGAAAACTAAATCTTTTGATTACGTCGAAGGCAGCAGCGTTGTTAGCATCCCACCTGCGTTTAGTGATGATTTCGAAAAACTTGACGCATCAAATGTAATCGGAATTTATCTTAAAGCGAATGCGCCTGAAAACCTCACTAATGACAATGCTTTGGTTGATGGGTTATTTTATTTCTGCCGCAGTACATCCGACGCTTCGCTGTTATTTGGAAGACGAATTTATGAAAATAAAAAAGACGGCACATGGACACCAAATGCCGGCTTGGGTGCAAATTTTAGATGTAATATATCAAATACGGAAATCAAATTAAGCAATGTGCTTATTACCTTGTCAAGCGTCACACGTTATAGTGCGACTATAATTTATAATCGCATAAAAATGACTAACTTATAAGAAGGAAATTGAAATGATTTATATAGGCAAATTTAAAGTAACCTCGCCGTTTGGCTGGCGCACGTTGAACGGCGAACGAAACAATCACAAGGGCATTGACGTTGTCGGAATTGACGATAAAAATATCCGCGCTGTTGTGGCGGGAACTGTCGGACGCTCCACAATGCTTGACAAGGCTACGGATACCACCTTAACGTGGCAATGGGGCAATTATGTGCGGGTTGACGGCGACGACGGAAATCTGTATTATTATTGCCATATGTCAAAGCGCATTGCCAAAGTTGGACAGCGCGTTGAAGTTGGCGATATCCTCGGAATTGAGGGCAACACCGGCTACTCCTTCGGCAGTCACTGTCACTTTGAGGTCCGCAAAAACGGCGTGTCTGTCAATCCTGCTCCTTTTCTCGGCATACCGAACGCGGTCGGTGAATATACCGCTCCGGCTAAAAAGGCAGATAAATACACCGTCAGCGGCTTTACTATTGAGCGGCTTTCTAAATTTTCGATTTCTTACTGGGATAAGGCAAAACGCAGTATTCCCGATAAGGCTTCAACGGGCGGCTTCTGGGCACCGTATTCGTCCACGGACGGCAATTTCACTTTGCCTGTCGCTAACATCGTGTGTGATTGCAGGCTCGAGGATATTCCCTCTCCGGCGCGACCGCATATTTCAAAATTCTGCTCCGGTGGCAAGCTGCGCATCGGCTGCAACGACAACAATTCTCCGCAGTTTCACGGCAAAAAGGTGTCGACGCTTATCGTTCCGGCTGTCGGCAAGCCTTATATTGATGATGTGGCGGTAGCTCCGGCGAACGCACGATATGCTATTTCCGGCGTTCCCACGGTGCGGAATTATGACGATGTTGATTATTACAACTACGTCGAGCCGCAGGGATGGGACGGCTCTTGCATGGCGGCGGGCTGGCGAAGCTGGCTCGGTATCCGCGACGGCGAAATTTGGCGAATATACGGCAGGACTTACCGTTATAACTACATCTACGGCATGGAGTTCTGGAAGAAAATCAAGGACGAAGGCTTTAGCGACATAATTTGTCTCGACGGCGGCGGCTCTTGGGTTATCCGCAACAAAAATATCTCTGCGACTGCCGGAAACCGAAATATCAATAATATTATTAAAAATGGGTAAAAAGATAAAAAACACGTTCGCCAACTTGAAGCAGTATACAAAGCAAATCCTAACTGCGGTCATGGTTGTGTGGGTGGCGGGGGCTATTATCGGCATTGTTTATGAGTTCGTCCGGCTCGCCGTTGCACCGGATACCGCGTCAATGGACGGGTTATATGTATATCTCGCAGTTCCTCTTTCGTGTGGTCTGCCGTCGTACATAATTCCTAACCTCTTCCTTAAGCGCGAAGAGGTGCGGAGCGGTCGATATTATGGCGCGGACACAAGCGGCTCGGATATCGAATTGCAATAAAAAAAGAGAAAAGCCGCCTTTATGGCAGCTCTTCTCTGGTCGGTAAACGAAAAGGAGATATAAAATGATGTCTTATGACAAAATGATTATATCACGGCGAGCAAACTAAATCAACCATTTTCGGAGGTAAAAATTATGAACGAGTTAAAAAAGAAACTCAGCTCTCGCAAGTTGTGGACTGCGGTCTGCGGAATCGTGGTCGGACTGGCGGCGGCGTTCGGTCTGGATGAAAACGAATGGGCGCAGATTGCCGGAATTGTGACATCGGCGGTGTCCGTAATCGCTTATATTTTTGGCGAATCGTCTATTGATAAGGCGAACAAAAAGCCTGAAGAAAAAGCAAACGGCACTGACACGGAAGAACCGCAGAAATAATCTCTCAAGGGCTGTGCGACCGAAACCGCGTGAAGTGAGCTATAGCGCGGATTAAAGGAGTGCGGCGTTATGCCCGACAATTCCGTTATTGCGGCTTTGATTGATGAGAAAATCCACCACGAGCGAAACAGGCGGCTTTTGAAGCGGAGACTTATTGACGGCATCTGCTTTGAGCCGCTCGCGGAAGAATTTGACTTGTCCGTGCGGCAAACAAAAAATATTGTTTCTCGCGGAACAAAACAAATTTATAAAGAAAAGAGCGAATAATCGCTCTTTTTCTATTGACAACGCGGATGGTGAGTGATACAATAACCATGACTTTAAATACAACCCCATGCACACAGGGAAGATGAAACTCGGGACTTCATTTACCCGCAAAACGGCGATAAGGCAGGACGTATCAAGCGGCGTTCGGCTTTACCGTCGTTTTTGTTTTATTTGCCAAGATATACAAACCACGGCGCACAAATTTGTGTATTTATATATCAAAAATATTGCAAAAGCTATTGCAAAATACCCACCATGGGTGTATAATATAGATGTACCAAGGAGGTACAGAAAGGCAGGTAGAACATGGAGAAAATAAAAGGCATGACTAATGCGCAACTGAACGGATATCTCGAATTAATAGCAAAGCTAATAGAAGCAAAAGCAATCACCCTTGAAGAAGCCGCAAAAATAGTACGCGAAGCAAAAGTACCCAACAAAAAAGAAAAGCCTGTTCCGCATACGTCCAAATAACCGAAACAGGCAAGATAAGAGTGGAGCGGTAAACCTGCCGCCGCTCCGTACTCTTATTATATCACGGCAGGATGAAAAAAGCAAGACAAAAAGCAAAGGAGAAAGCCATGACGGCAAAAGAATTGATTGAAAAATATAAAATATATCTCGTGGGTGACGAAAATATTGCTACTCGGCAAATGCCAAAAGTAAAGAAAGACGGAGCTTATGATGCGGTTATGGCGGCGAAAGAAGAAATCATAGTTTTGCTCAAAGCCGAAAAGGAAGCAATCAAAAAGGCAACTGCTGAACGTGAAGCAAAAATCGAAGCAATAGAAGGATTAAGCGAACTTGAACGTGCAATAGCTGAACACCGGGAATATCAAAAGGATTTTGAGCGCATGATGGATGACGAGTGCAACGATGGTTTACGTGCTCCAAAACGGCCGATAAGCGATATTGCTGAACTCAAAGAGAAATATCCTCGTGCCGCCGCATATCTCAAAGCAGAAGATTATAGTTTGGCAGCAAACGCAAAGAAAAGCTCAGCTGGACATAAGGCATTAGAGCGAATTATCGACGGAGGGGATTATAAGTCGATAATTGCTGACATGGAAAACGAATGGGCGGATTATTGCAACGCGCATATGTGGGATTGAGGAATGACGCTCGAAGAAAGAATTATATCAACTTTTGAAAACGTGGGGTCTATCGCTAAAACAGCGGAAATTACTGAATTAAACACAGCGGTTGTCCGAAAAGTCTTGATATCGAACGGCATTATACCAACGCCAAAGTCGGACAAAGTATCAGAATATCTCGAAAAAGGATTTACTACAAAACAAATCGCTGAAATCTTGGAAATAAAGGAAAAATCATTAAACGGATATCTGCCATATTCGAAAACGCCGTATGTGATAGGGGAAAAGCTCAAGCTCCCGCCGAATAATGTTAAAGCAAAAGTATATGGCACGTGGGAAAGGAAAGGGGGAAACAAAATGCCTTATAATATTTTCTCTCAATTGCTTTCGGCGGCTGTAAACGCTGCTGATTATGATGAGTATTGCTCTAAAGCTAAATCAATAGTCAAACCGAATATATACGAGGATGCAGATTATGACATTGACAAAGCGCTGAACAATATTTACGCTTTCGCGCACGAACAAACATATAGAAACTTAGCTCAATTGTGTGGAGCGACAAATAGGTATGTTGCCAAAACATACAATGTACCTGTAAAAACTGTTGAAAAATGGCGGAGCGGTTATAGCAATCCCGCAATATATATACTAAACTTGTTGGCAGCTGATATGCTTACACAATAATTGCACCAAAATAGCACTAAATAAGCCTTTTCACTTCATTGTGGAAAGGCTTATTTTTTTGTACAATTTAGGCATAACGGAGGGGCAAAAATGGCTGAATTTGTATCATACAACGCAAATCCCGACGGGAATCGGGTGGGCGATTGCACTATTCGCGCAATATCGGCTTTTCTCGGCAAATCGTGGGAAGAAACATACCTCGGAATCGCGCTTACTGGCTTTATCATGCGTGATATGCCGTCGGCAGATTCCGTGTGGGGGTCGTATCTGCGGCAGAATGGGTGTTGCCGTTACACGATACCGAACACCGCTCCGGCTGATTACACGGTGCGGGAATTTTGCGAGGATATGCCAGAGGGCGAATATCTTTTATCAATCGCCGGACACGTAGTTTATGCCGAGGACGGCAGGTATTATGACACATGGGATTCCGGCGGCGAAATCCCTCACTACTACTGGAAGAAGGAGAGGTAAATATGGCTTATTATGGCGTACCGCAGTACGGTTATCCGCAATATACTATGCCAATGCCTGACCAGCTGACGCAGCTACGCGGAGGATATAATCAGGCTCCCATGCAGCAGGGCGCGTTTGCGCAAGCTCCGCAAATGCCGCAAATGGGGCAGATGCAGTCAATGCCGCAGGAAGCTCCACCTATGATATGGGTGCAGGGAGAAGCGGGAGCAAAGGCGCATATAGTCGCGCCGGGAAACACGGCGGTGCTATGGGACAGCGAAAATCCGATTATCTACATCAAATCGGCTGACGCTAACGGAATGCCGTCAATGAGGATTATCGACTGGAAAGAAAGAAGCGCGTCCGCGCCGCCTGTAATGCAGCCGAATGCCGCGCAAAACGTGCAATATGTCACTGTCGACGAGTATAACAAGCTCGCGGCGGTGGTGAATGATTTAACGGCAAAACTCAACGGAATTATGGCGCAGAATGCGCAGAGAGGGGATAACAATGCCGAACCCACTGTATAACGAAATGCAAAAAAACGCTCCGAACCAACTCGAAACGGTTTTTGAAAGATTTATGAACCAATTTAGGGGGCAAAATCCGACCGCAATTATTAATCAGATGGTGCAGTCAGGGCAAATCTCACAGGCGCAGCTTAACACCGCGCAAGACCGTGCAAGGCAGCTCGGCTCTATGTTTGAGGGGCTGCGCGGTAAATATAAATTATGATTCATACTCGGAAACGAGATGAAAATATTATTTTTCAGAAAGGGCAAAAAGAACTATGTCAATTTCAGCAAGCGAGATGACACCTGCGGATATCGCAGCTGTCACTAACAACAATTGCGGCAGAAATGGTGATGGTTTCGGCTGGGGCGGGGATTGGACAGCGTGGATAATTCTGTTCCTCATCTTCGGTATGTTCGGCTTCGGTAACGGCGGCTGGGGCGGAGGTTTTGGCGGCGGTAGAAGTGCTGGCGCGGCGGTTGACGGTTATGTGCTGACATCCGACTTCGCAAACATCGAGCGTAAGATTGACGGTGTGAACAACGGGCTTTGCGACGGATTTTACAATATGAATTCGGCATTGCTCAATGGCTTCCACGGCACCGATAATGCTATATGTAGTCTCGGTTATCAGACGCAGCAGGGCTTTAACCAGGCGAACATGGGCATGATGCAGGGCTTTAATGGTGTTGAGAGGGGACAGGCAGACCTCGCGCGTCAGATTGCGGAATGCTGCTGCAATATGCTACGTGGTATTGATGGCATTAACTACAACATGGCACAGCAGACATGCGGTATTACTAATGCAATTAACAACTCCACTCGCGACATCATCGACAACCAGAACCAGAACAGCCGTGCAATCCTTGATTATCTGTGTCAAGACAAGATTGCAACTCTCCAGCAGGAGAACCAGGCTCTTCGCCTTGCGGCTTCGCAGTCCAACCAGAACGCGTTTATTCGCGCAACGATGGAAGCGAATACTGCGGAAATTATACGCAGAACGGGAAACGAATGCCCCGTCCCGGCGTACATTGTGCAGTCACCTCAGCCGCTCACCTTCCCCACTAACGGTTGTGGACAGGTACAGTTCGGCTGTTACGGCGGTTGTTGCAACAGCTGCGGTAGCTACTAATTAAATTAACTTATAATACATCTTCCTTGCCGGATGTTCGGGATTTTTTGCCCGATATTGTATTCAAAAACGTGCGGCGGGGCAATAGTTCCGCCGCTTTAATTTATAAAAAAGAAAGTGAAAAAAATCATGACCGAAAAGGAAAAACTTGAAAGAAACGCAAAAGTTGAAAGCATACTCGACAAAGTTATTGACAAAATCGGCGCGATGAAAATAGAGGAAATGGAAATAGCAGAAATTGCACAGATGCTCTCCGTACTCGGAATGTGCCGCTATTACTCGCCTTTTACTTGCTGTGTCGATACATCACTTATCAAAAAGGACGGTGAAATAGATGCCTAAGTATACAGCTATAGCCGTGCAGGAGGTCGCCGAGAACCAGAACGTGATTTTAACCGACGCGATTTGTTGCAATCGCGGAAACGTGCTGCACAATACCGGCTCGGGACAGGTAACTTTGCGCGGCATTACAAATCAGTGCTTTGCTCGTTATCGCGTTTCGTTTGGCGGTAACGTTGCAATCCCGACGGGCGGAACGGCACAAGCTATTACAATCGCTTTATCGCTCAACGGTGAAGCGTCCCGCAGTGCTCTTGCTATAACGACACCCGCAGCGGCTGCCGAATACGGTAATATCTATATCGACGATATTGTAGACGTGCCGCGCGGATGTTGCTTGACGCTTGCCGTGAAGAACCTCACCGAAGCGACGGTTAACGTACAGAACGGAAATCTGATTATCGAAAGAATAGCGTAAGAAAGGAGAACGAAAATGAAAAAAGCATTACACGAACTCAAAGAGCTGCTTTGCGAAGAACTTGACGAAATCGCGGCGAAAAAGGAAATGAACGCCGGAGACCTCGAAACCTTGCAGAAGCTCACCGATACAATCAAGAACATTGACAAAATCATGATACTCGAAGAGGACGGCGGCTACTCTCAAGCAGGTGACTGGGAAGCTCGCGGCAAGTACATGATGGGCGGAGACACTTATCGTGATGTTGGCATGAGCGGCAGAAGACAGCGTAGAGATAGCAGGGGACGTTACTCTTACGACGACGGAAAGCACGAGATTGTAGAGCAGCTCGAAGTTATGCTTGATAATGCGTCTGACAAAGAGCGCGAAGCAATCCGTCGTTGCATTGAAGTCCTCAAAGATATGCGATGATAACGCTCGAAGAGCTTGACGAAGCTATACGGGATTGCGAAAGCTCCGACCGCCATACTTACGACGACTGTATCCGGCTTGCCGCGCTTTACACGATAAAGAATCAACTCTATCCCGATACCATGCCGGAGCTGCGTCAATCTTTCCGCGCTCCTGCGGACGAGATAGAAAGCTACGGAGAAAGCGAATTTCTGCAGCTTGTCTACGGCAAAAAAGCGGAAAGTGTGTGGAGCGTGATTGACGAGCTGATGAATACGCTCGAAATCACGAATCCTCGTTTGTACGACGGAGTAATGCGTAAGATAGACCGATTATAGCGTGTTGCATTTTCGTGTTGCATTCGTTCCACATGAGTGTGCAGCTAAACACAAAATTGAGTTTTGTATAAACAATTCCGTGTATCTTAATGCGGAACGAATGACGGATATTCACTAATCAAGCATAATTATACAAAAATAACGCATATATCGTGTATATGCGTTATTTCCTTTCATTGCAGGTAACAGGGGTCGAACCTGCATGGTTTCCCGCAAGATCCTAAATCTTGTGCGTCTGCCAGTTCCGCCATACCTGCGTTACTAAGTGATTATACCATAGAAGCGGCAGTTTTTCAAGTGGTTTATTAAAATTTCAGCCGGTCGGATTTGCGCAGATACGCAGTTGGAAACAAGCTAAAATTTGCGACAAAAAAATCAGAAAAATTTCAAAAAAGCTATTGACAAACTCCGGCAGTGGTGGTATAATGTAAAAGCTGTCGGAAAGCAGTGAATCTCATCTGGGTGTGGCGCAGTTGGTAGCGCGCTACCTTGGGGTGGTAGAGGCCGCTGGTTCAAGTCCAGTCACTCAGACCAAAGTTTCGTATGAAACGCACAAAAAACGAGCCAAATCGTTAGATTTTGGCTCGTTTTTTTGTTCATTTTGCCACTTCCATTCGCCTCTACCATTCCGCAAATGGCTTGGTGCATAGTTAGTGCATAGTCAGTGCAAGAAAAATGCAAGATAATCTTCGGATTTTCTATAGAAAGCCCGAACAATTATGCACCTCGATCCCCGCTGGCAATAACAAAAATCCGGCTCAATCTCGCAATAATAATGCAATGGTGTATTGCTTGACAATCATTCTATTTTTTTAGGAGGCTGTTATGGCTTACATCAAAGAAC